TTATGGACGCATTATGGACATTCCTGACACCGGGTTAAGAGTCACTGCATCTTGTAAGAAATCCGGTGCAAAGTGTGCGTAGGTCATAGTTTGCTGAATGTTAGAATGACCCAGGATGCGCTGCAATGTGATTATGTTACCTCCATTCATTATAAAATGTGTGGCAAATGTATGCCTCAAAACATGCACTGCCTGTCCGTCAGGTAAATCGGGTTTTACTTCCCTGAGAGCGTTGCGCACTTTGTAGTAACTGGCATTAAAAAGCCTGCCTGAATTTTTGGTCTTGATCCGTTTAATCAGGTCCTGCGAAACGGGAATTGTCCTGCGCTTTCCGTTTTTAGTTTTCATAAACGTAACCATCTGGTTAATGATGTGTTCAGCTTTTAAATTAGACACTTCACTCCAACGTCCACCAGTAGAAAGGCAGACCAGCGTTGCATTTAATTCATCGCCATCAAGCATGGATAACAGCCGCGTAATCTCTTCACTGGACAAAAAAGCCATTTCCGTAACAGCTTCACGTAACCGCTTAACCTCACGGAACGGGTTGTGAGAGTGGTATTCACCGGCGTCAATTAACTTGGTGAACATCCCGCTCATTATTGCCAGATGCCGATTTACGCTGGCTGGTTTTAGACCATCGTTCATCATTACAACGCGATAATCAGTTATCGTTTTCTTTGTTAGCTGGTCTGCTCTGGACACTCCCATTTCTGCAAATTTGGCGATTATTGTCGTTAAACGCCCTCGTTCAATATCTCCACGCTCATGTGATTTTCCGTGATATATCCACCATCTGCCTAACAACTCTGTAAGAGTTCGGCGGTCGGCTGGCTTCTCTAACCACTCTTTGTTGTGGTAATTAACCAGCACATGACGTTCGAATGCCTGAGCTTCACCTTTAGTTTTAAATTTCCGCCTGATACGTTTTCCATCTGCACCCTGCGGTCTGACGTCCACTTCATAACGACCATCATCGAGCTTTTTAATAGACATAAAGCCCTCCGATGACGCTGTTTACTTCTACTACTTGAAAATTAATGCAATTTTCTTTCGTACATTTACTGCACACATATGCTGAATAAATCGTCAGCCAGTCTTTTGGTCTGAGTGGTGCAAGATTGTTGAGTCTTGCCCAATGTGTGCGAGAGCCGGGGCTATTTGTCCAGCTGCTGGATCAGTTTCATCAAACATGAACCAGTCACGGTATTTTCTGAACCTTTCTACTTTAAAAAACTTCTTAGCATTTTCTAGGGACATCATAGCCTTACCTGATTCATAACCTGCATATGTGGTGTAGTTGATGCCAGCTAGTTCAGCTACCTCCTTCATTTTCAGACGTTCAGACTCACGGATAAGCTTCAAACGTTCGCTAGTGTCAGTTGACATAAATTCTCTAACCTCGTATTCTTTTGCATAGTTGATATGATTTATCAGCATCTAACGACTCTAAATCGCTCTAGATCGCTGACATCAATGTGAGGATAGCAAAATGAATGTCGGATCTGAAATTTGTGACGAGAAAAGACAAGAAGTTTCTGCTCTTAAAAAAAACAAGCGTGATTCCATTAAGTTGGCTGCGGATCCGTCAGATTTACTGTCGAAAGAGGGTTTTGCTCTTTACATCGGTAAGACTCCTCGTGCGGTGGCTGAAATGGCACGAGCTGGAAAGCTGCCAGCATTCTATATGACAGACCCGTTAAAGCCGGGCGGTCATGCTGAGTTATGGATTAATCGTCGTGAGTGGGACAAATATGCAGCTCAACTAGTCGATGAAGCTCCGACAGAATGGCATGACTGGAAGAATCGCATAAGTTACAGCAAATCCAGACATGGCCACGCGGCCTAAGGAGGTAATTATGGGAAAACAACAGAGTGTTATTGCAGCAGATAACGAGGCATTAACGCCACAAGAAATGCTGGATTTGTCGGTGAGGGCTGGTGACTTTCTGAAACAAGAAGCCGGACGTTTAGGTAAGCAATTGTCCGGCAGAGAAATTAGCTGTATCGCGGGAATTTTAGATTTTCTTTACCAGCACGAGAAATAATTATTTTTTCCCAAGTTTTTCTTCGAGCTTTCGTTCAAGAACTGGGTAAACAGCATCAAACAACCGCTCGATGCGTACCTCTACAGGGAGAGGCATTCTTGATTGTTCAGTAAGTGCTCCACCGATGACTGAACAGGTCTGCTCAAAAAGAAACTTGGTTTTTTCTAAATCATTCATGTCGTTATTCCTTGTGTTACGAACTACTTGCTTACATTTGGAGTGAAAGCAATTGGATAGTACCACAAGACCATGCGCCGGACATGGCTAAAAACCGGCTCTGTTTCAGGAGGAGTTATGCAGGAACCTCGTTGTATTGCTCAGTTATTGCGTAACGAAAGCCCCAGGGCGATTGACTTCACCATCACCCACGGGAAGGGACGCAAGGGAATCATTATCCGCACCAAAAAACAGAGTCTGTTAAAAAAGGCTCTGACCTTTCTGAAAAGCCGGAGGGTCTGGAAATGACAGTGATGACGCTCAATCTCGTTGAAAAACAGCCAGCAGCTATGCGCCGGATAATTGGCAAGCATCTTGCCGTCCCTCGCTGGCAGGATACATGTGATTATTATAATCAGATGATGGAGCGCGAACGGCTAACGGTTTGCTTTCATGCGCAGTTAAAGCAGCGTCACGCAACGATGCGTTTTGAAGAAATGAACGACGTCGAACGTGAACGGCTGGTTTGTGCAATTGATGAATTGCGTGGGGCATTCTCAAAACGCCGTCAGGTTGGCGCAAGTGAGTATGCATATATTAGTTTTTTAACTGTCAGTCAGCGTCGCACTTTATTTATGCATGCCGGATTGACTGAAAAAGAATTCAACCAGCCATACTGGCGAATTAATGAAGAGTCATGTTACTGGCGTGATGCTTTATTCCGTGCATTACGTGAATTATTCAGTCTGTTTGAATATGCACCGACAATTCTGACGTCGGTAAAACCAGAGCAATATCTGCATTAAGTAATTAACCAAAGTTTTTAACGCACTTAATCGTGCGGGGCTTCTTTTTGCCTGGAGATAGTCGAGTTGCTCAGTCAGGAGTCTGCCAAATTCCATAATCTAGGACTCAATAAATAACAGGGAAGTTGGAGATGACAAATACAAAATGGTTCAGGAAACGCTTAACAGATTATCAACTTTCATTACTTAAAAAATTAGATGACAAGACTCCACTACATCCTTCAAGCGATGTCTTCCGCTCCTGTCCTAGTCGTGTGGAAAAAGCATTTATAGCAATGGGGAAATGGGGGCTTGTGACCAAATCAAGAGAAGGTTTCTGTATTACCGATAATGGCCGGGAAATGATTGATTCTGCGGAGAGGGCATATAGCGAATGAAAAATATATTGCTTAATAACTGGCTGAAGATTTCAGTCATGAAAAATGGTGATTTGTCGCTAGCTGATATTAAACGCGATAAAAACACTGGGGATATGGTGGAATCAACTATAGCCATTTATGCGGATAAATTAAATCTCCTGTCTGATGTGGTCAATTTACTTGTTAAACGCGCTGTATTTCATAAGCAAATTTCATCCGTGGATGAACTGACGAAATTAATGACAGAAATCGCCAGCTATTGCGCTGATGAATTTAAGAAACTGAACGATAAAAGGAGCTGATAATGCCGGACAACGTAGATTTTATTCAGGAACAACAGGCTGAATTACTGGAGCGCCAGATTAACGCGGCAAGGGTAAAACATTGCGGTGTTTCTGCGTTGGTTTGCGAAGAGTGTGATGCGCTAATACCTGCTGCCCGTCGTGCGGCTTATCCGTCAGCCACGCGTTGTGTTTCCTGTCAGTCAGTCTTTGAAGCAAAAAACAAACATTACCGGAGAATGGCATGAGCATTCGTATTGAAATTGGCGAACGTTATGTGGTTACCAGTGACAGCTTCCAGTTTATTCTCCACGAGAAAAAGAGAGCGGAAAGCGGTAAAAACGCCGGTCAGGAGTGGCTGGCGGTGGTTGGTTATTACCCGAAATTAAGCCAGCTCGTTTCCGGCCTGATGCATCACGATATTCTGACCGGAAGCGCAAAGTCTTTTGCTGATTTAAACGCGCAGGTTGAGCAACTCAGCAAGCGTTGTTCTGAGGCTTTTGGCTCATATGGCCGTTAAAGCCTCCGGGCGTTTTGTCCCTCCGTCAGCATTTGCCGCAGGCACCGGTAAGGCGTTTACTGGTGCTTATGCATGGAACGCGCCACGCGAGGCTGTCGGGCGCGAAAGACCCCTTACACGTGACGAGATGCGTCAGGTGCAAGGTGTTTTATCCACGATTAACCGCCTGCCTTACTTTTTGCGCTCGCTGTTTACTTCACGCTATGACTACATCCGGCGCAATAAAAGTCCGGTACACGGGTTTTATTTCCTCACATCCACTTTTCAGCGTCGTTTATGGCCGCGCATTGAGCGCGTGAATCAGCGCCATGAAATGAACACCGACGCGTCGTTGCTGTTTCTGGCAGAGCGTGACCACTATGCGCGCCTGCCTGGAATGAATGACAAGGAGCTGAAAAAGTTTGCCGCCCGTATCTCATCGCAGCTTTTCATGATGTATGAGGAACTCTGCGATGCATGGGTTGATGCGCATGGTGAAAAAGAATCGCTGTTTACGGATGAGGCGCAGGCACATCTGTATGGTCATGTTGCTGGCGCTGCACGTGCTTTCAATATTTCCCCGCTCTACTGGAAAAAATACCGTAAAGGACAGATGACCACGAGGCAGGCATATTCTGCCATTGCCCGCCTGTTTAACGATGAGTGGTGGATTAGTCAGCTTAAAGGCCAGCGTATGCGCTGGCATGAAGCGTTACTGATAGCTGTCGGGGAGGTCAATAAAGACCGTTCTCCTTATGCCAGTAAACACGCCATTCGTGATGTGCGTGCGCGCCGCCAGGCAAATCTGGAATTTCTTAAATCGTGTGACCTTGAAAACAGGGAAACCGGCGAGCGCATCGACCTTATCAGTAAGGTGATGGGCAGTATTTCTAATCCTGAAATTCGCCGGATGGAGCTGATGAACACCATTGCCGGTATTGAGCGTTACGCCGCTGCAGAGGGTGATGTGGGGATGTTTATCACGCTGACCGCGCCGTCAAAGTATCACCCGACACGTCAGGTAGGAAAAGGCGAAAGTAAAACCGTGCAGCTTAATCACGGCTGGAACGATGAGGCATTTAATCCAAAGGATGCGCAGCGTTATCTCTGCCGTATCTGGAGCCTGATGCGCACGGCATTCAAGGATAATGATTTACAGGTCTACGGTTTGCGTGTCGTCGAGCCACACCACGACGGAACGCCGCACTGGCATATGATGCTTTTTTGTAATTCACGCCAGCGTAACCAGATTATCGAAATCATGCGTCGCTATGCGCTCAAAGAGGATGGCGACGAAAGAGGAGCCGCGCGAAACCGTTTTCAGGCAAAACACCTTAACCGGGGCGGTGCTGCGGGATATATCGCGAAATACATTTCAAAAAACATCGACGGCTATGCACTGGATGGTCAGCTCGATAACGACACCGGCAGGCCGCTGAAAGACACTGCAGCGGCTGTTACCGCATGGGCGTCAACGTGGCGCATCCCGCAATTTAAAACGGTTGGCCTGCCGACAATGGGGGCTTACCGTGAACTACGCAAATTGCCGCGCGGCGTCAGCATTGCTGATGAGTTTGACGAGCGCGTCGAGGCTGCACGCGCCGCCGCAGACAGTGGTGATTTTGCGTTGTATATCAGCGCGCAGGGTGGGGCAAATGTCCCGCGCGATTGTCAGACTGTCAGGGTCGCCCGTAGCCCGTCGGATGACGTTAACGAGTACGAGGAAGAAGTCGAGAGAGTGGTCGGCATTTACGCGCCGCATCTCGGCGCGCGTCATATTCATATCACCAGAACGACGGACTGGCGCATTGTTCCGAAAGTTCCGGTCGTTGAGCCTTTGACTTTAAAAAGCGGCATCGCCGCGCCTCGGAGTCCTGTCAATAACTGTGGAAAGCTCACCGGTGGTGATGCTTCGTTACCGGCTCCCACACCTTCTGAGCACGCCGCAGCAGTGCTTAATCTGGTTGATGACGGTGTTATCGAATGGAATGACCCGGAGGTCGTGAGGGCGCTCAGAAGCGCATTAAAACACGGTCTGAGAAGACCAAACCGTCAGCAAAGAAACGGAAACCCGTTAAAACCGCATGAAATAGCGCCATCGGCCAGACTGACCCGGTCAGAACGATTGCAAATTACCCGTATCCGCGTTGACCTCGCTCAGAACGGTATCAGGCCGCAACGATGGGAGCTTGAGGCGCTGGTGCGTGGCGCGACCGTAAATTATGACGGGAAAAAATTCACGTATCCGGTCGCTGATGAGTGGCCGGGATTCTCAACAGTAATGGAGTGGACATGATGGCAAAAATTCACGAGGTAAAGCTGCACGCAAAATATTTCGACCTTGTACTGGAAGGAAAAAAACGCGCAGAGTTTCGGAAAAATGACCGTAATTATGAGCGCGGGGACACGTTGATTTTGCATGAATGGGTGCAGGGTGTGTTTACGGGGCGAAAGGTTGAAGCCCGGATAACAGATGTTACTGACCTGTCAGACTGGCTGGAAGATTATGTCTTGCTAAGTATTGAGCTGCTTAATACGGGCGCATATAAGATTGTGAACTGGAAAGAACTTAGTGAACGTGGTCTGGTATTCAGAATTAATCATGAAATTATGCATCAGCTCGGCCTTGCTGTTATGTATGAACCAGAGACGGGGCTGTCTGGCGGGGCAGTGGTTGCTGCGGATGGGATATGGAACTATTCAGATGAACAGGTGGAGCGTGCAAAGCAAAACGGGTGGCTTGGATAATGCACAGAATACCAGGCGAGATACCGCACCATAAAACTAAAAATATCAAGCTGATGGCTATTGTTCAGCGTTTACAGCGGATTATGGTCAACGAAAATCTGACGCCCGATGAGCTGGTCGGGTGTGCCGAAATAGTTCGGGATAATTACGGGCGGCTTAACTATATCGGTCAGTCCAGAGTTGCGCCACCACCACGAAGACGATAGAGAACGCCGCCAGTCGTGAAACTTGTTTTCAGGGCTGGCGGGGTTGAACAACGAGCGTAGCGAGGCGTTAGTTGACAGACATATTTTTACTGCGTTGGTGCCGGTTTTTGACGGTTGAAAGGAGTTAGGTTGGAGAGCTAACAACTTACAAATATTCAAAAGTAAGCATCCTGTTGCTAACATGAGGTCGATTTTTTATGTGGATGATGCAAAAAGGATAGCTATGGATACTATAATCGCTTTTCTATCACTCGCTTTTTTCGTTGCTTTCTTCATCGGGTTAATCAAGCCATCACTGGTGCGAATGCCAAACCGCAAACGTGCAAGTGCGGTTTATCTCGGAGGAGGTTTTGTATTGAGCATAATTGGTTCAATACTCTATCCAACAGAAAAAAGCCAGCCAGTTGATAAAACTGAAACATCAACCGTTGCAGAACATAAAGTCCAAAAAACATTCGAATATGGTGAAAAAACACTCAAGGAATATCGGAACGAGTCAAAGAAAACACGACACGATATTGTGAATAGTTACATTGATTTTAAGGAAGTTCCAGCCACCGCGTCAGATGCGTTTTATGCCTGCATGAGTGAATATACATTTACCAAAGATGATGAGTTGAAACTCGGTGATGTTCTTGGGTGGTGCTTTAATGATTATGAAAATGACCCGAATTCACTAAACAATAAAATCAATCTTGATACATTTCAGAGTAATTTTAGTGGTTGGGATGGTTCTTATCGTCCATTGGAAAAACTAATTAAAGATAATATGAACGATGATTCATCTTATAAACATGTATCAACGGTATATCATCTGGTTTTGAATAAAGACCCGCATGCCATTGTGAAAACCACGTTTCGCGGAACTAATGCTTATGGCGGAGTGGTGAAACAGACGATTGCTGCGCGTGTTGATATAAAAACTGGTAAGGTGATATCAATCATAGATAATTGATATCTTACAATGCCGACGCTGAATATTTAATTGGGTGTCGGCATTTTTTGACTATTAGAGCGGCAGAACCGAGATTTGTTGCGTATGAGATTAGCACTGCGAGAATGTTATGAAAATTATAAACCAACTTAAGAAGTTTGATAAGAAAAGAACGCCAGATGATGGCCGTATTAGTTTGTTATATGAAAACGCGATTAAGTATGATATGTACTCTGTATATATTAAAGATAAAAATGATACAGAATACCTCTTTGACTGTTTGGTTGATGGGAAGATAAAGGCTTTTAAATGGGATGATGAGGAGCGTAGATTTCATATAAGTTCATGCTTGGATATTTCTGAGGTTACGCCTGATTCTTTTTTTGGTGTTTACTACTACCGTGCGCATGAGTTGCGATTTAACTCTTTAAATGATTTAACATTTTTAAGGGAGTTGTTCTTTAGAGTAAAGTCTAATTATGAAAATATAAAGTTTAGTCGTGAAAAATATATTTATCGACAGCAAAAAAAAGAAATAACTGATGTGATGTTTGTTCTCTCAACGATTATAAGAATGTATCGTGAATGGGATGCTCAAACTGTGTTTAGTGAGTTTTCAATAATGACCGAAGTCGCTGGTAGTTTATGGGTATACCATGACGATAAAAACAGGATGCGTAAAGAGCTTCGTTTATGCCTGAATTCTCTTGTTCAGAATGGAGATCTTGTTGAAACAAGTAGTGGATTTAGGCCAACAGGAAAGGCACTGAACACAATATCTACATTCAATAAAGATGAGGTGCGGTACAGAGAGAATTTGAGTACTCAGAAGAAAATGTTTTGGGCTACTTTTTTCGCAGCAGTCGGCGGCGTAGGAAGTATGATTGCAGCTATAATAGGGCTTCTAAAATGAGCCAACAAAATCGTATGATGAAGTATTGAGTGAAAAGCATTCTTTATATGCATTATTTTGCATGCAACATATGCTATACATTCTAGCTATGAATTGTCAGACGTGGCAGTACTTCTGTATGGTAATGCAACTGCATTAAAACCGCCCCATGAAGCGGGCGGGCGAGGCGGGGAAAGCACTGCGCGCTGGCGGTGGTGCTGATTTTATTTTTTCAGCGTCTGAGCGCGTCGTGATGGCGTTTAGATTGTTAGCCGGGGCGTTGGTGTGTCTGCGGGCTGTTTTGTGCGGTGGTGAGCGTGTGAGGGCGTGATGGCGGGTTGTAAAAAAGCCGCCCGCAGGCGGCGATGTTCAGCCGTTGTCAGTGTCCAGTGAGTAGTTTTTAAAGCGGATGACCTCCTGACCGAGCCAGCCGTTTATCTCGCGGATCCTGTCCTGTAACGGGATAAGCTCATTGCGGACAAAGACCTTTGCCACTTTCTCAATATCACCCAGCGACCCGACGTTCTCCGGCTTGCCCCCCATCAACTGAAAGGGGATGCGGTGCGCGTCCAGCAGGTCAGCGGCGCTGGCTTTTTTGATATTAAAAAAATCGTCCTTCGTTGCCACTTCACTGAGCGGGATAATTTTAATGCCGTCGGCTTTCCCCTGTGGGGCATAGAGAAACAGATTTTTAAAGTTATTGCGGCCTTTCGACTTAACCATGTTTTCGCGAAGCATTTCGATATCGTTGCGATCCTGCACGGCATCAGTGACGTACATGATGTATCCGGCATGTGCGCCGTTTTCGTAATACTTGCGGCGGAACAGCGTGGCCGACTCATTCAGCCAGGCAGAGTTAAGGGCGCTGAGATATTCCGGCAGGCCGTACAGCTCCTGATTAATATCCGGCTCCAGCAGGTGAAACACGGAGCCGGGCGTGAAAGGTGTCGGCTCGTTGAAGGACGGCACCCACCAGTAAACATCCTCCTCCACCCCACGGCGGGTATATTTTGCCGGTGAGGTTTCCAGTCTGATGACCTTACCGGTAGTGCTGTAACGCTTTTCCAGAAACGCATTACCGAACACCAGAAAATCCAGCACAAAGCGGCTGAAATCCTGCTGAGAAAGCCACGGATGCGGGATAAATGTCGAGGCCAGAATATTGCGTTTGACGTAAATTGGTGAGCTGTGATGCACGGCAGCACGCAGGCTTTTTGCCAGACCGGTAAAGCTGACCGGTGGCTCATACCATCTGCCGTTACTGATGCACTCGACGTAATCCAGAATGTCACGGCGGTCGAGTACCGGCACCGGCTCACCAAAGGTGAATGCTTCCATTTTCGGGGCGCTGGCAGTCATTGTTTTCACCGCTGGCTGCGGTGTTTTCCCTTTTTTCTTACTCATCAGTAAAACTCCAGAATGGTGGATGTCAGCGGAGTGCTGATACCGGCGGTGAGTGGCTCATTTAACAGGGCGTGCATGGTCGCCCAGGCGAGGTCGGCGTGGCTGGCTTCCTCGCTGCGGCTGGCCTCATAGGTGGCGCTGCGTCCGCTGCTGGTCATGGTCTTGCGGATAGCCATGAACGAGCTGGTGATGTCGGTGGCGCTGACGTCATATTCCAGACAGCCACGGCGGATAACGTCTTTTGCCTTGAGCACCATTGCAGTTTTCATTTCCGGCGTGTAGCGGATATCGCGCGCGGCGGGATAGAACGAGCGCACGAGCTGGAACACGCCGACACCGAGGCCGGTGGCATCAATACCGATGTATTCGACGTTATATTTTTCGGTGAGTTTGCGGATGGATTCAGCCTGGGTGGCAAAGTCCATGCCTTTCCACTGGTGACGCTCAAGTATTCTGAATTTGCCACCGGCCACCACCGGCGGTGCCAGCACCACGCATCCGGCGCTGTCGCCACGGTGTGACGGGTCGTAACCAATCCATACCGGACGTGAGCCGAACGGATTGGCGGCAAACGGAGCATAGTCTTCCCATTCTTCCAGCGTGTCGACCATGCAGCGTTGCAGCTCCTCGAACGGGAACACCGACGCCTTGTCGTCAACAAATTCACACATGAACAGGTTTTTAAAATCGTCGGCGCTGTTTTCACGTTTGAGCTGCTCAATGTCGAACAGCGTGCAGCCGCCTTTCAGGGCGTCCTCAATGGTGACAATCTGCCGCCACTGGCCGTCCGCACAGAGAAGCCCACCGGCAAGGGCGTTATGACTGACGTCGATTTCCACGCGTTCGGCGGCGCTGGCGCGTCCCCGGTTAAACAGTTCACCCGACCAGAACGGGTAGGCGTCGTGCGCCAGTGTGGACGGGGTGGAGAAATAGGTCGAGCGCAGGTGACTCTGTGAGGCCATACCTGATGCCACCTTACGCAGTACCTGAAAATTCGGGATCCAGAAAATCTCGTCGACGTACAGGTCGCCGTTATGGCTCTGCGCGGTGTTGGAGTTGGTGCCGAGAAAAATCAGTTTTGCGCCGTTATTGCCCAGGACAATCGGGTCACCGGTCAGGTCAACGTCAACCAGCCGGGCAAAGGCGATGATGTATTCGCGGAACACATACGCCTGCGTTTTACTGGCCGACAGAAAAATCTGGTTATGACCGGTTTTCAGGGCGCGCAGCAGCGCCTCGCGGGAAAAATAAAACGTCGCGCCAATCTGGCGGGATTTCAGGATATCGCGGATGCGGTGCTCAAGCCCTGCGCGATACCAGTGCAACTGATATTCGAAAGACTGCTCAAAGAAAATCTGCTCCAGCTTTTCGATGGCCTCGTCACTGAAAAAATTCTTTTTCGGTTTGCGACGCCCGCCTTTGTTGCGGTTAGCGACGTTCGGATTAAGGTCTGCCTCGTTGCCGGTCTGACTGTAACGGTTGACCCGTGCCAGTCGTTCAATCTGGCGTCCGAGCAGGTCAATTTCCTTGAAGTCACCGCCGGTTTTCTGCGGTTTGATGATGAGCTGGGTCAGCCGCGCTTCCAGACTCATTTCGACACGGCTGATGGGGGCAACGCTGTCCCAGCCGTCGCGCTGTTTCCAGCTCTGCACCGTCGGGCGTTTCATCTGCAACATGGCGGCAATCTGCGGCACGGAAAATCCCTGCCAGTACAGCAGCGCCGCCTGACGACGCGGGTCGTGTAAAAGAGTGGTGTCTGTGGTGATGGTCATGAATACCTCGCCGTGATGAATACACGGCAAGGCTACTGAGTCGCGCCCCGCGATTCGCTAAGGTGCTGTTGTGTCAGTGATAAGCCATCCGGGACTGATGGCGGAGGATGCGCATCGTCGGGAAACTGATGCCGACATGTGACTCCTCTAATCACTATTCAGGACTCCTGACAATGGCAAAAAAAGTCTCAAAATTCTTTCGTATCGGCGTTGAGGGTGACACCTGTGACGGGCGTGTCATCAGTGCGCAGGATATTCAGGAAATGGCCGAAACCTTTGACCCGCGAGTCTATGGTTGCCGCATTAACCTGGAACATCTGCGCGGCATCCTGCCTGACGGTATTTTTAAGCGTTATGGCGATGTGGCCGAACTGAAGGCCGAAAAGATTGACGATGATTCGGCGCTGAAAGGCAAATGGGCGCTGTTTGCGAAAATCACCCCGACCGATGACCTTATCGCGATGAACAAGGCCGCGCAGAAGGTCTATACCTCAATGGAAATTCAGCCGAACTTTGCCAATACCGGCAAATGTTATCTGGTGGGTCTGGCCGTCACCGATGACCCGGCAAGCCTCGGCACGGAATACCTGGAATTCTGCCGCACGGCAAAACACAACCCCCTGAACCGCTTCAAATTAAGCCCTGAAAACCTGATTTCAGTGGCAACGCCCGTTGAGCTGGAATTTGAAGACCTGCCTGAAACCGTGTTCACCGCCCTGACCGAAAAGGTGAAGTCCATTTTTGGCCGCAAACAGGCCAGCGATGACGCCCGTCTGAATGACGTGCATGAAGCGGTGACCGCTGTTGCTGAACATGTGCAGGAAAAACTGAGCGCCACTGAGCAGCGCCTCGCTGAGATGGAAACCGCTTTTTCCGCACTTAAGCAGGATGTGACTGACAGGGCGGATGAAACCAGCCAGGCATTCACCCGCCTGAAAAACAGTCTCGACCACACCGAAAGTCTGACCCAGCAGCGCCGCAGCAAGGCCACCGGTGGTGGCGGTGACGCCCTGATGACGAACTGCTGACCGGCGTCAGTCAGTCCGGGAAAACCTTCACGATTAACCCTTAATTTCAGGAAAAACTATGCGCCAGGAAACCCGCTTTAAATTTAATGCCTACCTGTCCCGTGTTGCCGAACTGAACGGCATCGACGCCGGTGATGTGTCGAAAAAATTCACCGTTGAACCGTCGGTCACCCAGACCCTGATGAACACCATGCAGGAGTCCTCTGACTTTCTGACCCGCATCAACATTGTGCCGGTCAGCGAAATGAAAGGGGAAAAAATTGGCATCGGTGTCACCGGCTCCATCGCCAGCACCAGCGACACCGCCGGTGGCACCGAGCGTCAGCCGAAGGACTTCTCGAAGCTGGCGTCAAACAAGTACGAATGCGACCAGATTAACTTCGATTTTTATATCCGCTACAAAACGCTGGACCTGTGGGCGCGTTATCAGGATTTCCAGCTCCGTGTCCGTAACGCCATTATCAAACGCCAGTCCCTTGATTTAATCATGGCCGGTTTTAACGGCGTGAGGCGTGCCGAAACCTCTGACCGCAGCAGCAATCCGATGCTGCAGGATGTGGCGGTCGGCTGGCTGCAGAAATACCGCAATGAAGCCCCGGCGCGCGTGATGAGCAAGGTCACTGACGAGGAAGGGCACACCACCTCTGAGGTTATCCGCGTGGGTAAGGGCGGTGATTATGCCAGCCTTGACGCACTGGTGATGGATGCGACCAACAACCTGATTGAGCCGTGGTATCAGGAAGACCCTGACCTTGTGGTGATTGTGGGACGTCAGCTACTGGCGGACAAGTATTTTCCCATCGTCAACAAGGAGCAGGACAACAGCGAAATGCTGGCCGCTGACGTCATCATCAGCCAGAAACGCATCGGTAACCTGCCGGCGGTACGCGTCCCGTACTTCCCGGCGGATGCGATGCTCATCACAAAGCTGGAAAACCTGTCCATCTACTACATGGATGACAGCCATCGCCGCGTGATTGAGGAAAACCCGAAACTCGACCGCGTGGAGAACTACGAGTCAATGAACATTGATTACGTGGTGGAAGACTACGCCGCCGGTTGTCTGGTGGAAAAAATTAAGGTCGGTGATTTCTCCACACTGGCTAAAGCGACCGCAGAGCCGGGAGCGTAACCGATGACGAGTCCCGCACAGCGCCACATGATGCGGGTCTCGGCAGCGATGACCGCGCAGCGGGAAGCCGCCCCGCTGCGACATGCAACTGTCTATGAGCAGATGCTGGTTAAGCTCGCCGCAGACCAGCGCACACTGAAAGCGATTTATTCAAAAGAGCTGAAGGCCGCGAAAAAACGCGAACTGCTGCCGTTCTGGTTGCCGTGGGTGAATGGCGTGCTGGAGCAGGGCAAAGGTGCACAGGATGACATTCTGATGACGGTCATGCTGTGGCGTCTGGATACCGGCGATATTGCCGGTGCGCTGGAGATTGCCCGTTATGCCCTGAAGTACGGTCTGACCATGCCGGGTAAACACCGCCGCACCCCGCCGTACATGTTCACCGAGGAGGTGGCGCTTGCGGCCATGCGCGCTCACGCTGCGGGTGAGTCTGTGGATACCCGCCTGCTGACGGACACCCTTGAACTGACCGCCACGGCTGACATGCCTGATGAAGTGCGCGCAAAGCTGCACAAAATCACCGGTCTGTTTCTGCGTGACGGTGGTGATGCCGCCGGTGCGCTGGCTCACCTGCAACGTGCGACACAGCTCGACTGTCAGGCAGGCGTCAAAAAAGAGATTGAACGACTGGAGCGGGAGCTGAAACCGAAGCCGGAGCCGCAGCCCAAAGCGGCCACCCGCGCCCCGCGTAAGATCCGGAGCGTGACACCGGCAAAACGTGGACGCCCGAAAAAGAAAGCCAGTTAACAACCGAATGCGCCCCGCGCCAGGGCGGCACGCCGGTCAGTGAGGGTGAATCACCTGACACTGCACCGGCGTCCACCGCCCGACTTTTCAGAGGTAGTCATGATGACGCTGATTATTCCGCGAAAGGAGGCTCCCGTGTCCGGTGAGGGTACGGTGGTCATCCCGCAACCGGCAGGCGACGAGCCGGTGATTAAAAACACGTTCTTTTTTCCCGATATCGACCCGAAGCGCGTCCGGGAACGTATGCGCCTTGAGCAGACCGTCGCCCCCGCCCGTCTGCGTGAGGCCATCAAGTCAGGCATGGCGGAGACGAATGCGGAGCTGTACGAGTACCGCGAACAGAAAATTGCCGCCGGTTTTACGCGTCTGGCGGACGTCCCGGCGGACGACATCGACGGTGAAAGCATCAAAGTTTTTTACTACGAGCGCGCCGTGTGTGCGATGGCGACCGCGTCGCTTTATGAACGTTATCGCGGTGTGGATGCCAGTGCGAAAGGCGACAAGAAGGCCGACAGCATTGACAGCACCATTGATGAGCTGTGGCGGGATATGCGCTGGGCAGTGGCGCGCATCCAGGGCAAGCCGCGCTGCATCGTGAGTCAAATCTGATGAAGACCTTTGCGCTACAGGGCGACACGCTCGACGCCATTTGTGTCCGGTATTACGGGCGCACTGAGGGCGTGGTTGAGACCGTGCTCGCCGCAAATCCGGGACTGGCTGAACTGGGTGCGGTGCTGCCACACGGCACCGCCGTCGAACTGCCCGACGTTCAGACCGCGCCCGTGGCTGAAACTGTCAATCTGTGGGAGTAACGCATGACAGCAGAAGAAAAAAGCGTCCTGTCGCTTTTCATGATTGGGGTGCTGATTGTTGTCGGCAAGGTGCTTGCCGGTGGTGAACCCATCACCCCGCGTCTGTTTATCGGGCGCATGTTGCTCGGTGGTTTTGTCTCGATGGTTGCCGGTGTTGTTCTGGTGCAGTTTCCTGACCTGTCACTGCCTGCGGTGTGCGGTATCGGCTCCATGCTGGGTATCGCCGGTTATCAGGTGATTGAGATTGCCATTCAGCGCCGCTTTAAGGGCAGGGGGAAACCGTAATGCCGGTTATTAACACGCATCAGAATATCGCCGCCTTTCTCGACATGCTGGCCGTGTCCGAAGGGACGGCAAACCATCCGCTGACGAAAAACCGGGGCTATGACGTGATAGTCACCGGACTGGACGGGAAGCCGGAAATTTTCACCGACTACAGTGACCACCCGTTCGCACATGGCCGACCGGCGAAGGTGTTTAACCGTCGCGGTGAAAAATCCACGGCCTCCGGTCGCTATCAGCAGCTTTACCTGTTCTGGCCGCATTACCGCAAACAGCTTGCCCTGCCGGATTTCAGTCCGTTGTCACAGGACAGACTTGCCATTCAGTTGATCCGCGAACGCGGTGCACTGGATGACATCCGGGCGGGACGCATTGAGCGCGCCATTTCACGCTGTCGCAATATCTGGGCGTCCCTGCCGGGTGCCGGTTACGGTCAGCGTGAGCATTCACTGGAAAAACTGGTCACCGTCTGGCGTACCGCCGGCGGCGTACCGGCTTAAACGGAGTAAACACCATGAAGAAATTATCCCTTTCACTGATGCTGAACGTGTCGCTGGCGCTGATGCTGGCACTGTCCCTGATTTACCCGCAGAGCGTGGCCGTCAGTTTTGTCGCCGCCTGGGCGATTCTGGCGACGGTTATCTGTGTGGTTGCCGGTGGTGTCGGCGTGTATGCCACAGAGTATGTACTGGAACGCTACGGGCGGGAGCTGCCGCCGGAATCGCTGGCCGTGCAGATTGTCACGTCGCTGTTTTTGCAGCCGGTGCCGTGGCGCAGACGGGCGGCGGCTCTGGTGGTGATGGTGGCGACGTTTGTCTCGCTGATTGCTGCCGGGTGGATTTTTACCGCGCTGATTTATCTCATGGCGTCGCTGTTCTTCCGGTTGGTACGTACGGCCTGCCGTCAGCGCTTTGAGGGGCGGGAACCATGTCAAAGCTGATGACTGTGCTGGTTGTGTTGTTATCGCTGGCGGTGGCCGGTCTGTTTCTGGTGAAACACAAAAATGCCAGCCTGCGCGCCTCGCTGGACAGGGCGAACAATGTCGCCAGCGGGCAGCAGGCGACCATCACCATGCTGAAAAATCAGCTTCATGTTGCGCTCACCAGGGCAGACAAAAACGAGCTGGCGCAGGTGGCACTGCGTCAGGAACTGGAGAACGCCGCGAAGCGTGAAGCACAGCGCGAGAAAACCATCACGAGGTTACTTAATGAAAACGAAGATTTTCGCCGCTGGTACGGTGCTGAGCTGCCTGATGCTGTGCGCCGGTTGCACCAGCGCCCCGCCTGCACTGACGCCAGTGATTGTCCACAACGCCTGCCCGAAAGTGAGCCTTTGCCCGATGCCGGGCAGTGACCCGCAGACGAACGGCGATTTAAGTGCCGATATCCGGCAGCTTGAGAACGCGCTGGCACGCTGTGCCAGCCAGGTAAAAATGATTAAACACTGTCAGGACGAAAACGATGCTCAAACCCGACAGCCTGCGCAGGGCGCTGACTGATGCCGTCACGGTGCTGAAAACTAACCCCGATATGCTGCGGATATTCGTGGATAACGGGAGTATTGCCTCCACGCTGGCGGCGTCGTTGTCATTCGAAAAGCGTTACACGCTCAATGTTATTGTGACCGACTTTACCGGTGATTTTGACCTGCTCATCGTGCCGGTACTGGCGTGGCTGCGGGAAAATCAGCCCGACATCATGACCACCGACGAAGGCCAGAAAAAGGGCTTCACGTTTTATGCGGACATCAACAATGACAGCAGCTTTGATATCAGCATCAGCCTGATGCTGACCGAGCGCACGCTGGTCAGTGAGGTGGACGGCGCGCTGCATGTGAAGAATATCCCGGAACCCCCGCCGCCGGAGCCGGTCACCCGCCCGGTGGAGCTTTATATCAATGGCGAACTGGTGAGCAAGTGGGATGAATGAGTTTAAGCGTTTTGAAGACCGGCTGACCGGACTGATTGAATCGCTGTCACCGTCAGGGCGTCGGCGACTGAGCGCCGAACTGGCGAAACGTCTGCGTCAGAGTCAGCAGCGTCGGGTGATGGCACAGAAAGCCCCGGACGGCACACCCTACGCGCCACGCCAGCAGCAGAGCGCCAGAAAAAAGACTGGTCGTGTTAAGCGAAAAATGTTTGCGAAACTTATCACCAGTCGTTTTTTGCATATCCGCGCCAGCCCGGAACAGGCATCAATGGAATTTTACGGCGGGAAGTCGCCGAAAATCGCCAGTGTGCATCAGTTCGGTCTGTCGGAAGAAACCCGGAAAGACGGTAAGAAAATTGATTATCCGGCGCGTCCTCTGCTCGGCTTTACCGGTGAGGATGTGCAGATGATTGAAGAGATTATCCTGGCTCACCTCGACCGTTAGTTGTGCCATCCCCGACACCTCATCGTCACATTGCCGCCGGTATGACCCGGCGGCATCCTTCCCGTTATGAACACTCTCGCAAATATTCAGGAACTCGCGCGCGCACTGCGCAACATGATCCGCACCGGCGTTATCGTCGAAACCGACCTTAACGCCGGTCGCTGCCGTGTGCAGACCGGCGGCATGTGCACTGACTGGCTTCAGTGGCTGACCCATCGCGCCGGACGTTCGCGCACATGGTGGGCACCTTCCGTGGGGGAACAGGTGCTGATTCTGGCCGTGGGCGGTGAACTCGACACGGCGTTCGTTCTGCCGGGGATTTATTCCGGCGATAACCCCGCGCCGTCTGCGTCGTCTGATGCCCTGCATATCCGTTTCCCTGACGGGGCGGTGATTGAATATGAACCCGAAACCAGTGCACTTACGGTAAGCGGAATTAAAACGGCCAGCGTGACGGCTTCTGATTCTGTTACCGCCACGGTGCCGGTGGTCACGGTGAAAGCGTCAACCCGTGTCACCCTGGACACACCGGAAGTGGTCTGCACTAACAAACTGACTACCGGCACGCTGGAAGTGCAGAAGGGCGGGACGATGCGCGGCAACATTGAACACACCGGCGGTGAACTCTCATCAAACGGTAAGGTACTGCATACCCATAAACACCCCGGCGACAGTGGCGGCACAACAGGGGGACCTCTATGACTGCGCGTTATCTCGGAATGAATCGCAGTGATGGCCTGACGGTCACTGACCTTGAGCATATCAGCCAGAGTATCGGCGATATCCTGCGCACACCGGTCGGCTCACGGGTGATGCGTCGTGATTACGGCTCGTTGCTGGCGTCAATGATTGACCAGCCGCAGACCCCGGCGCTTGAGTTGCAGATTAAGGTCGCCTGTTACATGGCGGTGCTGAAATGGGAACCCCGCGTCACCCTGTCATCCGTCACCACGGCGCGCAGTTTTGACGGGCGAATAACGGTCACGTTAACCGGTCAGCACAACGACACCGGCCAGCCACTTTCGTTAACCATCCCTGTGAGTTGAAACCATGCCGATTATCGACCTGAACCAGCTACCCGCACCGGATGTGGTCGAGGAGCTGGACTTTGAAACCATTCTTGCCGAACGCAAGGCGACACTGATTTCCCTTTACCCGGAAGACCAGCAGGAGGCGGTCGCCCGTACCCTGATGCTGGAATCTGAGCCTCTCGTCAAACTGCTGGAGGAAAATGCTTATCGTGAGCTTATCTGGCGTCAGCGTGTGAATGAGGCCGCACGGGCGGTAATGCTGGCCTGTGCCGCCGGTAATGACCTTGATGTGATTGGTGCCAATTACAACACCACGCGCCTGATTATCACCCCGGCAGATGATTCGACTATCCCGCCGACACCGGCAGTGATGGAATCTGACACCGATTATCGTCTGCGTATTCAGCAGGCGTTTGAAGGTTTAAGCGTCGCNGCAGAGAAAATCGGCCAGTTTTCTCTGCCTGCAGTCCGCATGCCGTATCGGGCCTTGGGTTCTAACCTGTTGCGTAGATTTATGCAGCGGACTGCCTTTCTCCCAAAGTGA